ATAAGAAAAAAAAAGAAGAAGAAGCTAAAACAAGCGAAGCGGAAGTAAAGGTAATTGATATTTAATCTAAGATTATAATAGTATAATGGGCGGAATATTGATTACTATAATTCTAATAATTCTTTTAATAGTTTTAATAATTGCATTTGTTTTACTATCTTATTTTTATAATGCGTATGATGAAAATAAAAAATTAACTAATTTCAATTTTAAAAAAACAGCGAATTATATTAATGATAATATTACAGGTAGTATTTCAGCAATAGATGTTAAAGCAAAGGAAATAGATTCTAAATTTAATTTAACAAATGCAACAGTGCAATCAAATGTTAATGTTATATCATCTAATCTCAATAATTATAAATTATTAACAGATCCCAAAATAAATTTAATTGATTCTAATATTTCAAATTATGATAATGCTATTAAGAATTATGTTAATTTTAAAATTGATAATAATGCTATTAATGAAAAACTTTATAATTATAAGTTTGGTGTCACTCCTAATTTATCAATGGAATTATTAAGAAATATTGATGTTATTTCTGGAATGACAATAAAAACAGATGCTGACAAATTATTCAGATTCTGTGATAAAACTAATGCAAGTAATTGTATAGATTTAACTGTAAGTGAAGGTAATTTTAATATTTATCCTACACCAACAGGTACTAATGGTGTTAATAATTTAAATATAATGACTTCTAACAAAGAAAAGGTTCTCGCCAATTTCAATTTTAATAATAAATCAATTTATCTTGGCGGAGCAGGTGAAGATGCCGGTTTATTTATAAATGAAAGTAATATTTATGCTAAAAATCTACATTTAATGAAATCAGGTGCTAAATATGCAGATCCTAAAGTAATATATGAAATTAATAAGGCTAATCCAGCTTATAACACCTTTAAATATGATTATGAACGACTTGCCAAAGATCGATTAACAAGAATAATGGGCAATTATACTTTAAATCCTACTGTTTCCGGATCTACTGTCACCGTTCGATTAGATATCTTATTAAAATCAAGAGTTGAAATACCCGCAGGAACTGCTATTGAAATTGAAGTATTTGAACTCAAAGCAGGAATTACCGGAACTTTGGCAAATTCAGTTGCATCTTCGCCCTTAGTTTCTTTAAATATGAATGGTAAGATATTAACGGGAACTATTTCAGCAGCAGTTGCTGCAAATACCACAATTCATTTTTGGAATTCTGGCACAACCGTTCAATATGACCCAATATTCCAAATCATTAATTATTCAAGAGCTTTTATAGTTGAATATTAATAAAAAAAATTTAATTATCATCATCGACAAATAGATTAATAGGTTTGCTCAATTCTTTTTCTTTCATATAAATCTTATTAAAATTCTCAATCTTACCCGTAATTTCATTTTTCCATTTGTTTTCATCAAAAACAACTTTTTGAATATTAATTAATTTCAATTTCCAATAAATAAGTCTATTATAACCTTCAGATAAATATTTATTCATTTCTTCAAGATTATTTTTAGCTGTCTGATTATTAGTCGAATATTCATATTTAAACTCGTTTTTGACTTTTGCTTCCGCAATAATCCCGTGTTTATAACTTACACCAGTTTCATCATATTCTTGAACATTCGCTAAATATTCATCATAATTCTCAAATTCAATAAATTCACATTCAATATAATCACAATCTTTTAAATTACAAACAGCCAATTGTCCCTGAATTTGATAATAATACTTTTCAGGAATATTACCATCAATTATCTTTCTCGAAAAAGGACATTTAATTTCAATCATTACGCCATCTTCAGCAATTCCATCAGGAGATGCACCGAAATGTTTAATGTCTTCATTAATAATCAATCCGAATTCAAAAACTTCTTTAGAGTTCATTGTTGAATAAATACGGGTTGCCATTGGTTCATACATACAACCCCATTTTAAAGCAGGAATTGCCGAAGAATTAAATGTCATCCCCTTCAACTTCTTTTTAGCAAGACTTAAAGGATTTTTAATAGCGTCATATAAATCGCTGGCTGTCAATTTATCCTCTCTTAATTTAAACCACTCAGGAGACCTTTGTTTAACTAAAGGTCTTTTTCTGAGTTCATTGAGAGTCGCAATAGCTGCAGACGAAGTCATATATTTATATTGCTTCCTTTTTCTTATATCGTGCTGAACTCTTGATTTTCTTTTCATTTTCAATCTTAATTCGAGAGATAGTGCTGTTAGTATCTCTATCTAATTTATTAACATCAGTCATTTTTTTATTTTCCCTTTTCTTGCTATTCGCAATTTCAATAATTTCATTTCTTTTTTCCAATAAGATTTTATTAAATTGATATAATAAGATATCATCATTATCATCGGTATTATCCATCCCACAATTAGCTATTTATACTATTATTTTAAAATCTTAAACTCATTTTTTATTATCATTATAATTTTATACATCCATGTCATTTGTAATTGTAATATCAAGAAAGCACTGCTATTAACAATCATAAGCAAATAATAAGAATCATTTATATCATAAGAATTATTGAAATCATATAAACCGATATAAAGAATATAAGAAAAAGTTGAAATTCTGCAAATAAAAAACATGATTGTGAATAAAATGAAATTAAGATTGGCAAACAATTTATTTTTATTCATTCTAAATATCTTAGCAATTGACAAATAAGGACTCGATAAATTTAATAATAGTAATGTGAATAATGCTATTTGATGATAATTATAATATTGACACGCACTTATACAAGTAATACTTAATAAATGATGATAGACAAACTCTAAATCGCCTTGATATAAAAAAAGCATTGCATTTATTAAGTAATCATAGTTATTATAAGTCAAAACATTTGAAATCTCATTATTACTTGTGGTATCTGTAATGAAATTTGTTGAAAAATCAATGTTATAAATAGCTGTTATCAGAAATAATGATAATTTTGATAAATATAAGCTTAAATCTAATATTTCACTATTCATCATATTTAATTCTGTGATAGTTCTTATGAATATTAATAGACTCGAAAAGGAATAATTAAACGTTAAAATATTAATTTTTTATTAATAATAAAAAATGATTTAATATTTATATCATTATTATTATAAATCAATTAAATGTCACTTATTAAATCTCCTATAACTACTATCGGTGTTGATGAAGTAGGTAGAGGAACTCTATTTGGAGATGTGGTTGCTTGTGCTGTAATTTTACCGGAAGTCTTTCCGGATGATATCTATCTACAAATAAAAGACTCTAAGAAACTTTCATTTAAAAAAAGAAGTTTTCTTGCATCATATATAAAGACTAATGCTATTGCATTTGGAATTGGAATTGTGAAACCTGAAGTAATTGATGAAATTAATATTCTTGAGGCATCGATTCGTGCAATGCATTTGGCTTTATATGAGGTTATGAAGAAAGGAGTTAAATTTACTGATGCAATTATTGATGGTATTCATTTTAAACCAATAATTCCTTTAGATACTGATGAAGATTATACAATTTCTTATAAATGCGTTCCAAAAGCTGATAATACTTATTTAAATGTTGCGGCTGCTTCAATAGTTGCTAAAGATTATCACGATAATGAAATTCTTAGATTAGTTAAAGAAGATAAAGAACTCGCTAAATATGACTTACATCATAATATGGGTTATGCGACACTTAAACATAGAGAAGCGATAAAGACTTATGGAATTCATAGACTTCATAGAAAAACTTTTTCAAGTTGTAAAATTTGAATTATTTAAAATTTATTTATAAAATAAAAATAATAATGATTTTTAATGACAATGAAAATTATGAAGATTACATTGATAAATTAGATGTAATTGATATGAAACTAAATGAACTTAAAAAGATTCAAATGAATCACGATAACTTGATTAAAAGACTTAATTATAATTTCAGATATGATTTATTAAAAGTTAAATCAAATAATAAAATAGTTCTCTTAAATAAAAATAAGCAAAAAGACTTAAAATTCAAATTATCGCCATTAGTAATCATCAGTTCATTATTATTATTAATAAATGGTATATATATTATTTCTTGTTTGCGATATGTCTATTCCTAAATAGTCCAAATATAAGAGTTTGTCATCATTGACTAAACTTTTAACTTTTTCATATCTCAATTGTATATGAATATCTTTATTTTTATCAATCATTTTTATTAAAACACATTTAATACCAATAAGATCAGAAAAGAAATATTTACTTATGATATCATATTTATTATTATTATTATTATTATTATCATAAACAGCTTTAATAAAAGGACTATTAGATTTTAATGTGTAATTGCCATTTATTTTTATAATAAAGGAATCATCGCAAATGTCAAAATAATGAATTGCAAAATTTAAGGCATCCAATTCATCATTTATATTTATAAATTTAAAATCAAATTTAAATTCAGGTAATTTCAATTTAGAATTTATAATAATCTTATAATCATTAAATTTATAATAATTGATTATTTTTATCAATTTCAAAATACCTTTATAATAATTGATTGTGAGAAAAATAAAAAAGATTATCATAATTTATTTATATGATTATTAAATTAATTTTTGTGATATCTTTTTATAAATTGCATCATTTTTATTTAATATTTTAATTGAATTATTTATATTATTACTTATATTATCTATATCATTACTTATATTATCTATATTATAAAGTGTTTTTGCTAATAATTCTTTGGTTTCTTTATAATCTTCTTTAATTTCTTTATAATTTTCTTTAATAGCTTCTATATTTTGGTAATAATCTTCTTTTAATATACTCATTATTATTATTATTATTAAAAAAGAAATTAATTTTAAATCATTTTTGGTAATAATAAAAATTGATATTTAAGTGAATTTAAATGAATATTAAATAATGAATGGTTATATTTATATTAGGAATCATCCATCATTTGAGTTAGAAAATGCTTGTAAATTAGGAAAAGCTTCTAATATTCCTGAAAGAGATTCGCAATATGCAACTGGAGAAATAAAGAGGGGTTATTTTAATCCTGTTTTTGAAGTTCCTATAAAACAATTAGGAATTGTCGAGCGATTATTGCAATATGAATTTAAAGATTTTAATGTCAAATATGATGCTGGAACTGAATTTTATAATAGAAAAATAATTGATTTGATTGAACCTTATTTTATAAAAATTGGAATTATTTATAAGAAATTGTCTAAAGATGAAATCAATTGTTTAATAAGACCTAATAGAATAAAAAGAACTTTTGAAAAGATAAATATAAAATCTTTAATTGAAAATTTAAAATCTAATTCATATAAACCAAGAGAAGACCAAAAAATAATAATTGAAAAATCTGTTAATTATTTTCAACAATTTGATAAAGGCTTACTTATATTAGTTTGTGGAATTGGCAAAACTCTTATTTCATTATGGATAACGCAAAAATTAGAATTAAATACAATTCTTATAGGTGTTCCTAATAAATTATTATTAAAACAATGGGCTGAAGTTATTGAAATCTTATTTAATAATAAATTGCCATATTTAATTATTTTAAGTGGTATTACAAATGAAAAGATATTAAGTTTTATAGAAACTAACAAAAATAATCTGATTATAATAACTACATTTGCATCTGCTCATAAAATTAAAAAGATAACATCGCAATTAAAATTTATATTTGATATTAAGATAAATGATGAATGTCACCATTTAACATCAAGTAATTTGCAATTAACACAAACAACTAAACAATATATTCAAATGTTAAATATTCAATCTATTAAACAATTATCATTAACAGCAACACTTAAATTATTAGAAAATGATAATGATAATAATGATAAAATAATTTCAAATGATAATGTTAAATATTTTGGAGAAATAATTGATAGAAAATGTTTATTATGGGGTATTGAGAATAAGATTATTTGTGATTATGTCATTCAAACAATTATAACAAATGACAATGATTTTAAAGAAGACCTATTTAATTTTGATAAAAGACTTTTCTTAAGTGCATTTGCATCATTGAAAAGTATATTTGATAATAATTCACATCATTTATTGATATATGCAAATAATAAAGAAAATTCATTAAAATTGATTGAATATATTGAACAACTATTGAATGAAAAATATTTCAATATACCTAATTTATATTATTCTAATTATCATAGTGAAATGAAATCTAAAAAACAAAAAGAAATAATTGAAAAATTTGAAAAAGCTAAATTTGGTATTATTTCGTGTGTTTATTGTTTAGGTGAAGGCTGGAATTTCCCTTTATTAGATGGTGTGGTATTTGCTGAAAATATGACATCTAATATTAGAATAGTTCAATCAGCTTTAAGAGCAAGTAGAAAAAATAAATCTGAACCTAATAAAATAACTAAGATAATATTGCCTATTCTAAATAATGATAATCTTGATTTGAAAAAAGTTAAGGATGTTATTTATCAAATGGGTTTGGAAGATGAGACAATTAGCCAAAAGATAAGAGTTCTAAATATTAAAATTGAAAAACAAAAAGAAAAAGAAAACGATAAGAAAGATGATATTAAAAATTTTGGCGAATATAATGAGGAATTAACGCAAATATTACGATTACAAACAATTAAAAGAACTGCTTTAGATATTACATACCAAAAAGCAATAAAAATAATTGCTGAAAAGAATATTAAAAATAAAGAAGAATATTATAAATTATGTGAAATTGATAATCGATTATCAATTGAACCTGAAATAGTTTTTAATGGACAATTTACCAATTGGATAGATTATTTAAGTATTGAACGAATTTATTATGATTTCAAAACTTGTAAAAATAAAGTTAATGAATATTTATTATCATATCCTGAAATAAAAATAAGATATTTGAATTTATCGACAATTTGCAATAAATTATGTAAGATAGATGTATTATTTCCACCATTTGGATTATGGACAGATTATTATGATGTAAAAAGTTTGCAAGATATAATTATTATTGAAAATAAGCGAAAACAGAAGGGTGTTGTTTTATAAAAAAATGATTTATTTTTGTAATTTAAAGAGTTTAAAAAAATGGATAGTAAAAATACACTTATCAATTTATTCAAAGCTTGTTTAAATATTTTGAGAGATAATGAAGGATTAACTGGCGAAAAAGCTTTAAGAAATCTTTCTTATTTCCTCATTTTAAAGTTGATCGAACCTCATTTTGGAAAAGAGATAAATATTGATGATTATGATTATGATTTTAGCCATATTGAAGATGATTTAGTTGAAGGTCATAAAAAGAAGTTATTAGAAATTGTTCGTTTTAGTCAATTAGCACTTGAAAAAGATGATAATATACCAACTAATATTAAGTATTTATGGGACGATATCTTAGCACAACATCCTATATTAAAAAATATTTTCTTAAAAGATAAAGGATTTGATATTCAATATAAATCAACTTATAAAAAACTAATTGATAAAATTAATGCTCTTGATCTATCTAAGACTGAATATGATATCTTAGGCAATGCTTATGAAGAAGTTATTCAAGATATTATGACTGGTAAGGTATTAGGTCAATTCTTTACACAACCATTGATTAAAAAGATGATGGTTAAGTTAATTGACCCTCAAATTACTGTTGATGGTAAAATTGAATCTTGTGGTGATCCTGCAATGGGAACTGGTGGATTCTTAATTACTTATTTGCAATATATATTAGAACAAGCAAAAATTAAAAATATTGAACCTGATTGGGAATTTATAAAGAATAATGGATTATATGGAAAAGAAAAAGAGATTGATACTTATCAACTTGCGGTATCTAATATGTTAATATCGTCAGGTCATTTCTTTAATATATTAGAACACGGTGACAGTATTCGATCACCGATAACAAGAAAATTTGATAATATTCTTGCGAATCCGCCATTTGGTATCAAAGGTTTGAAATATGATGATTTTCAAAGTTCATTAAAAAGCGAATATACACCAATTAAAACAGATAATGCCGTTTCTTTATTTATTCAAGCAATTATTTATATGTTAAAAGTTAATGGTAAATGTGCTGTAGTATTGCCAGACGGTCAAGATTTATTTTCAAAAACAAATAAAACATTAATTTTAGTGAGAGAATATTTACTAAAAACTTGTGATTTGAAAGAAATCATTTATTTACCTGCAGGTATATTTACATATACATCTATTAAAACTTGTGTATTTTACTTTATTAAAAAAGCTGAAGGCTCTTCTATTATGGAAACAAAAATAAGAGTTTCTAAAACACAGAAGGTATTAGGCAGAGATTATAAATTTTCAAAAATACACCAAACATCTAATGTCAAATTCTATGATTATAATCCTAATGAAGATATTAAAACATTATTAGTTGAAGTTCCAATAGAATTAATTATAAATAATTCTTATTCTCTTAATTATAGCGAGTATATAAAAGAGGAAATTGGAGAACTTAAAGAAGATATAGTTATTAAAACTCTTGGTGAAATTTGCGAAATTAATTATGGCACTCGTATTGTTAAAAAAAATAATACTTCCGGTGAATTTCCTGTTTATGGCAGTGGATATCCTACATTTACAACCAATACTTAT